AGCGGGTGTCGCCGTGGCTGTAAAAGCAGGGGCTTTACGGCGTCGCCTGGCGTTCCAGGCTCAGTCGTCTACTCAGGACGCGTCGGGGCAGCCTCTCGACACCTGGACGACCAGTTTCACCGTGTGGGGCAGCCTTTTGGATGTGTCAGCTCGTGAGGCCGTGAACGGTGCTTACACCGCACAAATCACGACGGTCGCCACGATCCGCTATCGGACCGGTGTTCTGGCCGGGATGCGGATTTCGGGAGACGGCCGATACCTGGAGATCGTGGCACCGCCGATCGATAAGGGCGGCAGACACGAACAACTCGAAATCATGTGCCGGGAGATCACACCATGAGCAGATTACCCCGATTAGACGAGGACAACTCGCATGTAGTATACGAGTCTAAACTGGAAGAGTTAGCGTCCGACATTGATGCGCAGCTGATGGACTGGCTTGCAGAAGTAGCGGGTGGTTTCGCTAGTGAGATGAACCGTACCGACCGCCTCAACGTGGCACACGACACGATAATCACTCAACGTCGCAAGAAGACGGTGGCGATCGGCCCGTCCAGAGACGGGAGACGTGGACACCTCGTCAGGTTCCACGAGTATGGGACAGTCCACCATGGGGCAACACCTCTTATGCGTCCGGTCATGGACCAGGCGGGTGCAGTCGTCAGAGCGAAGGTGGGTAAAGCTGTGAAACGGACCGCGGAAGCCCGGAAGCTGGCCGGAAGATGACCGCCGTCGAACAATCTCTCCGCACCTATCTGATAGCTGACACGACCGTGAAGGACCTGATCGGATCGCGGGTCTACCCGTCGCGGCTCCCCGACAATCCGACACTCCCCGCCGTTGTCTATCAGAAAATTTCGACGACCTACGACATCCCCTCAGGCCGTGTCGCAGCGACCAGAAGCCGCATCCAATTGGACGCGTGGGACGACTCCCAACTGGTCGCATGGTCCGTGTCTGCCGCGATCCACGCCGCACTCGACGTGGGATCTGCAACAGGGATACATGCTTCATTTCCTGAGGATTCGGAATGTTCGTACGACGTGGACTCCGGCCTGTACCGAGTCCGTGACGACTTCTTCATTTGGACAATCGAGGAGTAACCGTGTCGGAAGTAGTGCTAACAAACATCAAACATTATGTGGGCGGTGTGGACCTGTCAGGCGTCTACAACCGTCACGCTCTCGTCATGACAGCCGACCCGGTCGAAACGACCGCTTTCGGAGACGAAACCCGCGAGTATCTGGGTGGTCTAATCGGTGTGGGATCCGAACATGAGGGCTACTGGGACTACCAGGTGGACTCGGATCTTGTCGCCAACCTGGCCGCCGCCGCCAGGAACGTGACAGTCGCACCTTCGGACACGGAAGGCGAAATCGCCTACTTTTTCGAGTCGATCGGCACCCTGTTCGAACAAGGCGCCCAAGTGGGGGAGGCGTACGCGTTCACTGCGTCACACCAACCAACCGGAACCGTCACTCGAGGACGCATCCTCGCTATCGGTACTCAAACGTCTTCGGACACGGGCACCGCTTTCCAATTGGGAGCAGTCGCAGCGGGACAGTCGGTGCGGGCGTCTCTGCATGTGACAGCGGTCGCCGGGACGTCTCCTGAGGTAGATGTCACTGTCCAATCAGACGCAGCCGCGGACATGCTCACCCCGACCACACAAATCACGTTCCCCACTTACACGGCGATCGGCGGCGAGATCCTGTCAGAGGCGGGAGCAATCACGGACGACTGGTGGGCCGCGACGTGGACGCTCGGAGCCGACACCACATCAACAACTTTCATGATCGCAGTAGGAATTAGCTAAAGGAGCAAATAATGGCAGAACTAGTGCTTACTGACCCGCAATTCTCGATCGCCACGGTCGATCTGACTGACTGGGTGAAATCATTGCGGATCACCTATCAGGCTGACGCACCCGAAATCACCGCGTCTGGGGACGACCCCCGCGAGTATTTGGGTGGTTTGAAGAACTGGTCTATGGAAGTCGAACTGAACCAGGACCGAGACGCCTCAGCTGTGGACGCCACCATGTTTGATATCGTCGGAACGGTGGTCGCGGTCACGGCGAAAGCCACAGACGCGGCTACGAGCGCCACGAACCCCGAATACCAGGGAGACGTGGTGGTGACGTCGTACCAGCCGATCGGCGGGTCCATCGGCGAAGTAGAAACAACCCCGATTACTCTGCAGGGGACGGGCACACTCACCCGAGCGGTCGCCTAATGGGACGGTTCACTGATGCGGAAGCTGTGGTCCGTTACGACCTGTCGGACGGCGACTGGGTCGAGTTCCGTCAGGATCTGTCGTTCGCCGAACGACGAGCAGTTGAAGCGGGCGCGTTGAAAGGCCGTCTAAACCCGGAAACGAAAACCGTGGACATGGACGTTGACTGGGAGGCGTTCGAAGTGTCACGTCTCGCCGGTTGGATCCGAGCCTGGTCCCTCACTGATGAGGGAAAGGCTGTGCCTCCCACCCGCCAGTGGATCAGTCGCCTATCTGTAGCGACCGCTACCGAGTTGACGGCCCTGTTGGACCGCCACTTAGAAGCAGTGGACGGCGAAGAAAAAAAAGGGAACGGCGGGCACTGATCGGCCTTTGTAAGTGGATGGGTTGGTCGTGGGCCGATCTCATGGTCACCCCCGACGGTGTGGTGAAAGAAGCGTTCGACTTCATGGTCGACACGCTCGAACACGAATCCGATGAGGCCGCCCGACGACAGCTGGCGTTACGGGCGCTCCAAAAAGCGAAAAAACGGAGAAGGTAAATGGCTGCGACTGTCGCCGAAATTGAGGCGTTGTTAAAGGCCCGGGATGAGCTTTCAGCTCAAATCCGGCGGGCCGCCAGCAACGTCGAGAAAGAAACCGGTCGTATGCAAGCCGCTTTCGACCGGACGGCCGCCCGGATGACGTCGATGGGCAAATCGATGACCAGGGGGGTTACCATGCCGCTACTCGCGGCGGGTGCCGGAATGGTCCACCTTGTGGGTGTGCAGGAAGAAGCAGAGGCAAAACTGTCAGCCACGTTCGAGTCGATGGGTGCCTCAGCGTGGACAACCACCGACGCATTGAAAGCGCAGGCGTCAGCTCTCCAAGGGCTCACCACTTACGGTGACGAGGCGATCCTCGAAATGCAGGGTGTGCTATTGACGTTCGGGCAGGTGACCAACCAGACCGGCGAAATGGGCGACGTGTTCGACCGGGCAACATCGATCGGTTTGGACATGTCCGCTCGTCTCGGCCAGGACCTCCAAACCTCCGCCGTCCAAGTCGGCAAAGCCCTAAACGACCCGATCGCTGGTGTAACCGCCCTCCAACGCGTCGGTGTCCAATTCACCAAATCCCAAAAAGACATGATCAAATCGCTCGTCGAATCAGGCGACGTGTTAGGCGCCCAAAACACGATTCTCGCCGAACTGGAACGCCAATTCGAAGGATCAGCAGAAGCAGTCGCATCCACGTCGAAAGGCAAACTCACTCAAGCGATGAACCGGTTGGGTGATGTGGCCGAGTCGTTCGGCGCCCTCCTACTCCCAATGATCGAGAAAATGGCCGGCTGGTTGGGTTCCCTATCCGACTGGTTCGACCGTCTCTCACCACAGACCAAACAGATGATCATCAACGTGGCCGGCGTCGCCGCAGCGATCGGACCGCTCCTGCTCATCGGCGGAAAGCTCGTGGGCGCTATCTCAGCGATCAGCCACGCATTCCGGGCATTGTCCACCCTAATGTCCATCAACCCCTACGCTCTGCTGATCGCGGCTACTGTCGCACTTGTCGCCCTGATCGTGGCAAATTGGGACACTATCAAAGAGACCCTTGGGAAAGCGTGGGAATGGGTTTCCGACCGTGTTGCTAGCGTGGCTGATTGGGTCACCCAGAAGTGGGCGACGATCGTCGACGCCACCTCCAACGTGGTCGACTGGGTGACCGGCAAATTCCGGGGAATGGCCGACTGGCTGAAAAACCTGTTTCTGAATTGGACTTTGCCCGGTCTGATCATGAGACATTGGATCACAATCAAAGCAAACCTCGCCGAACTTGTGCGTTTCGTCCACGAAAAGTGGGACAACCTGATCAGCTGGTTCGGACACATTCCCGGCCGGGTCGGCGACGCCTTCCGGGGCGTGGCGGACACGATCATCGCCGCGTTCCGATCAGCGTTCAACTGGATCGCCCGACTGTGGAATGACACGGTCGGCTCCCTGAGTTTCCGGGCCCCGTCGTGGATACCCGGTATTGGCGGAAAAGGGTGGGACGTCCCCGACATCCCAACCTTCCATCAGGGCGGGGTCGTGCCAGGCACCCCGGGCCAGGAGGTCATCGCGAAAGTGCAGGCGGGTGAAACCATCCTCCCCGTGGGTACGTCGGCTCCCACAATCGGACAGATCATTTTCAACGAAAAAATCGATCCGATGGCAACGGTCGATCTGATCATGTGGCGCCTGAGGACAGCGGGGATCTGATGGACTACGAAATCACATACAACAGCCTGACTCTGGGTCCCGGCACGGCGTACAAAGTGCGAGGTTTAGAAGGGTTCTGGCGGCGAGCCACCAACCTCAACACCCCACCATTGCCCCGATACCACGGTGGTATCGTCGGAGCCTCCTACGAAGAGACCCGACCCGTCAGCCTGACCGTGGCCGTGACGGCCACAACCACCGCCGTGCTGTCGGAGTACGTGGACGATCTGCTCGCCGCATTCGAACCACGTCCCGACGACGAGACAGCTCTCACGGTCACTCTCCCCGGTCTCGACAGCCGACAAATAATGTGTCGGCCACAAGCCGCGACCGTGCAAGTAGGTCCGGCAGAGTGGGCAGCGAAAACAGCGGACGTGTCTATCCGACTTGTCGCCTCCGACCCCGTCTGGTATTCAACGACCGAAACGTCTGTGATTCTCACACCCTACACGTCGGCGGACGGGTTCACTTGGCCTGCCGTGTGGCCGATCGTGTGGGGTGCGGG